CGCCGTTGCACCGTTGCCCGTGCCGCCGTTGGAGCCGCCGTATCCGCGCCAGTCCTGGGCGGAGACGAAGGTCTGTGTCAGCGCTGCTCCTGCGGCGGGCGACTCGCCGTCGGCCTTGAGGGTGCCGTTGATCGTGACGGTGCCAGAGGCGACGATCACGAGGCCCATGCCAGGGGTTGCGCCTTGGAGGGTGATGCCAGCGTTGAGCGTGAAGTTGCGGCAGATGAGCACGTTCGGGCCGCCGCCGATGATGGTTGCGACGCTGCCGGCGTAGGACCAGATGCCGCCGAAGTTCCCGAAGACGCCGTTGCGGTAGATGTTGCTGCCTGAGCCGGTGTTCGTGCCGTCGACGACGTAGTCCTGGGCGTAGGCCGGCGGTGGTCCGAGGAAGGGGCCGCCGAAGGGGTTGACGGCGAGCGGGTGGGAGTGATCGGAGCGCGCAACGAACGCCTGAGAGCCGACAGACCCTGCGGAGGTGTCGGGAACGGGTGCCTGCGAAGGAGTCTGGCCGGGCTGCGCGAGCGGCGCCACCTGCGAGGGCTGCAGGTAGCGGCCGTCGAGCTGCGAGAGCGGGAGGTCGTCAGCGGTGATCGTCCAGATGCTCACGCCGTCGGACTCCGCGATGAACCCCTGGTTCGTGAGCGTGAGCGTTCCGGTCGTGGGCCCGCTCGAGCTGTTGAAGTGGTCGCTGCCAGTGAGCGCGAGGTTCAACGTGTTGCCGGCGGTGATGAGCTTTCCCGCGATCCTGCCCTTGCCGCTCGACGCGGCTGGGAGGGTGAGGGTGAAGGATCCACCCGAGGTGTTGCAGGGGACGAGGTCCCACAGAGCGGCGGTGTAGTTCCCCGTCTTCACTGCGGTGCGCGTGAGGGTGCGCGCGTTCCCAGTCCCTGCGATGCCGGCGACCGCCGCATGCATCTCCGAAGAAGGATTGGCCAGGAGGTCAGCACCAGCCGTGTCGAGGCCTCCGCCGACAGCTTGCAGGGCGAGGTCCAGCTGACCGCTGGTGCCGAGCTTCTCAGCGACTTCGGCCTCAAGCGTGGCCTCGGTGATGAGGCGCTTGGAAGCGGGCTGGGTCATCTGGGGTGCTCCTCAGTTGAAGTAGGGAACGCCGTCGGCGTCGCTGACGATGAGGGAGCCGTCGGCTCCGTCGTTGACGTAGGGGACGCCGTCTGTGTCGGGCACGACGGTGCTGATGCCGTAGTCGGCGATGAACGGCACGCCGTCATCGTCGTAGGCGGGGTGGCCGAGGATGGCGTCGAGCGCCGCGTTGGCGAGGTTCTGGATGTTGGTCATGTCGAGCTCTGCCCGTGGCTCCCACTGGCCCACGACGGCGAGCACCTCCGTTTCCTCGAGGTGGTCGAAGACCGGGTCGGGAAGCCCGTACTCAGGTACGGAGCGCCGCTCACCGGGGCGAGTGTTCAGCAGGAGCGCGACCGACTGGGCGACGTCCTGGTTGCTGTCCTGGGTGACCGTCGCGAGACTCTTGGTGCCGACCGTGATCGGGAACGCGAGGTGGGTGGCCACTGGTCCTCCTAGGTGAGCACCCAGGGGAGTTCCTGGGTCCAGATGACGAGGCAGACGTCGCCGACAGCGGCGGTTCCACGGCATGGGCCGACCGGGATCCGCATGTCGCCACCGAGCGGAACAGCCCACACGCCTTCGGCATCAACTCGGGTCACCCGTGCCGTCACCGGGTCTCGGGTGATCTTCGGCGGCACGCCGCGGAGCTGCTGGTGCGGGAACGACGACACAGGAGCCTCCTAGATCCAGAGGGCGGCGTCGGTCCAGCCGCTCCAGGCGGCGTCGGTGAAGACGCCGCAGCCGTAGCCGGTGCCCTTCGCCTGCACGGTGTGTACGCCGTCGCCGAGCGAGATCGCGACGTGGTGGTCGGCGCTGGTCATGATGAACATCAGCGCGCCGCGGGTGTGACGGGCCTCGTCGACGCTGATCGTCTTGCCCGCGTTGCGGCAGGTCGTGAGCTGCGACTCCGACGGCTTCGCGAGCGGCTTCCCAGCGGCAGTGGTGGCTGCCTGGACGAGACCGGAGCAGTCGAAGGACCCGGGTCCGGACTGTCCCCAGACGTAGGGCTTGCCCTGCTGTGCGAGGGCGTACTGCACCATCTTCTCGCGCTGAGCGGTCGCTGCCTTGCCACCCGGGTCCGTCCCCGTCTGGCCCGGGATGTAGCTCGGATCCCCGGAGTCCTTGTCGCGTGCGGTCTGCGTGGAGCCGGCCTGCCGCTTCGGCTCCTTCAACACGTGCGTCTTGCGGACCAGCGTCATCGACCCGCGCGGCGAGCCGAGCAGCTGGCTGATCGTCTCGACCAGCCACAGCCCATCGGCTGGGCCCAGCTGCGACAGGCTGATCGGATGCCCGGGCACGAACGCCGCCACGCGGGCGTCGAAGTAGACAGTCGCCTTCGAGGACAGCTTCGCGTTGTCCAAGTCGAAGTCGATGAACTGCACGCCGCCGGTGTTCTCCTTGAGCTCCGTCGGCTTGAGGGTGGAGGTGAGCCAGTCGTCGCCACCCATCACCAGCCGCTGGCCGTTCGAGAACCGGCGCCAGTTGATCGGTGACGCGACGTCAGATCCGAGGACATCCCAGCTGGTCGACTTCTGGCCGTCGCTCGAGCGGGTGATCGCGGTGTGCACCATGCCCGCGTGAGTGGGGTCGATCAGGTACGGCACCCGTGCCTCGTCGCATAGGGCGACACCGATCCCGCGGCGAGTCCAGTGGCCGGCCTTGAAGGTGCGTGGACTGGTCTGCCGCCGCAGTGCCGCGGCGATAGCGTCCTCGAAGGTGAGTGCGACCTGGTCGCCGGTCTTCGCGATGCCGACGAGCTCGAAGTGCACCGCCCCGGTGAGAAGGTCGACGACGGCCCAGGAGCGGGTGTCCAACGTGGGCGACTGGGTGAGTTTCCTCTTGTGGTCGGCGACGTTGATCGTCAGCGTCGACGCACCGTCGATCGTGAGGCTGAGAGCCGGTGGCCCGACGATCGCACCGTGAAGCTCGAGCGCACGGCCCAGCTGGTCGTTCGTGAGTCGCAGGCCGTTCAGCGCGCCCGTGAGGTCCGCCATGGTGGCGGCCATCAGCGGCCCTTCTTCTTCGTCGCCGGCTGGTTCTTCGTGCTGGCGCTCGACGCCTTCCCCTTGGCACGCCGCCGGGCCTTCGCTGCCGGGCCGGCCACGAGCACGGGCTCGACGTACCGGATCAGGGACAGCGTCAGGAACACCTGCACGGTCTGGCCGTCGATGACGGTGTAGTCCGACACCGAGATCCCGTCGTCGGCGATGACCCACCGCTCGGACGCACGCACGAGGCGGGCGCCGGTGACCTGGAGGATGGCGGGCTCGTCTGTGGTGTTGTTCGGCAGACCCCACGACCAGATGCGGTCCAGTGCGGGCTGGACGTTCGCGTTGACGCCGGGCCGGACAGCGATGCCGTTGAGGATCAGCGGCATCGAGAGGGTGTCCTCGGTGCCGCCGACCCAGCCGAGGGCAGCATCCTGCCGAGGTCGCGCGAGCGACTCCCAGCCTCCGACGCCACCAGTGCGGGTCTCGATGCCATCGGCGGCGAACGTGACACCGCGCCCCGCGGGGTTGACCGGCGTGACGGTGATCGGCATCAGCGACGCGCCGCTCGACGGTCGAAGTCGTTCAGGACGCCCTCGCCCACCTTCTGGCTGTCGAGGTACACCGGAACAACGAGGTTGCGACCGGTGACAGGGTCGATCGTGTCCGTCGAGGGCATCATCGAGCTCGCGTCGACGCTCGGCAGCGACGGCCCACCCGAGGACGGCAGCAGCGTGACGCCGCTGCGGTTCAGCGAGTACACCTTGCCGTTCACCTTGTGGTGGACGGTGCCGCGGCCGCCGCTCGAGAACGTGCCGGAGTGCTGAGCATTCAGGCCCGCGTTGCCCGCGCCGGCAGTCTGCATGCGCAGCAAGATCAGCGGGCTGGCCTTCTTCTGCCCGAGCTGGTCGATCGCCTGGTTGGCCTGGTCGATGCCCTGGCTGACGCCATCGAGCATCGTCTTGACCCCGGCGCCGAACTGGTCGAACGCCTTGCGGGCGCTCTTGATCTTGCCGCCGAGGCCAGGGATCCAGCCGAGGCCCTTCTCCGCTGCCTGAAGGATGCCGTCGAAGCAGTCGAATGCCGCGCTGAGCAGCATCTTGTAGGCCCAGACGCCGTACTTCGCGAGGTAGAGGAACGCCTTCGTGAGGATCTTCAGCGCGGGCACGGCGTTGCGACCGAGGAACGCCACGAGCGGCCGCAGCGCGGCCCACATCGCCTGAACGCCGGTGCGGAACGTCTTCGAGGTCTTGTAGAGGTGCACGAACCACGCGGCGAGCAGGCCGAGGGCGACGACGAGGATGGAGACCGGGTTGGCGCTCATCACCGCGTTGAGGATCACGATCGCGGCCGAGACGACACCGACCGTGGCGGCGAACCCGACGACTTCGCCCTTGTGGGTCTTCATGAAACCGATGACGTCGCTGAGAACGTGGCCGGCGACCTTCAGGACGCCCTCGAACTTCCCGGCGGCGCCGGTGCCGTTCTTGGCGTCGTTGACCCAATGCCGGATCGCGGACTGCAAGGCCGGGATCTTCTTCGACGCCCAGTCGGAGAAGCGTCCGATGAGCTTGTCGATGACCGGCAGCGCGGGCTGGAGCGCCATCCCGACACCGGAGGAGATCGTGCCGGTGAGGTTGCCCCACGCGCCCGCAAGGGTCTTGGAGCCGTTGGTGGCGCCCTGGTAGAACGCACCGCCCTTCGACGTCGCGTCCTGCATGGACTTCACGACATCCTGGAAGCTGATCTTCCCGGCCGCCATCTCCTTGCGGAGCTCGCCCATCGACTTCCCGGTGCGCTTGCTCATGTCGAGCAGCGGGTTGAAGCCGTTGTTGATCATCTGGTTCAGGTCGCCACCCATGAGGTGCCCGACACCCTGGACCTGGGCGAACACGAGCGCCAGCCCGTTCATCTTCTGCTGGTTGCCCATGGCGATGTCGCCGAGCATCTTCATGTCCGGCAGCACGTCCTTCGTGCTGATGCCGAAGGTCAGCATCTGCTCGGCGGCGGCCGCCAGCGGCTCCGTGTCGAAGGTGGTGCTGTTGCCGTAGTCGTTGAGCTCCTTGACCATCGTCTTGGCGGTCTTCGCGGAGCCCGTCAGCGTGGTCAGGTTCATCGTGGCCGTCTGCAGGCCGGCAGCAGTCTTGATGCCCCATGCAGCGACCGCACCACCGAGCGCAGCAGCACCGGCGGCGCCGTACATCAGGCCCCGACCGACGAGGGCGCCGGTGGCCCCGAACTTGGACCATGTCCCCGACGCACGGCTGGCCTTGCGGTCCGCCGTCTGGGCCGCGTTCCCGAGCTGCTCGACCTCGACCTTGACGCCCTGCAGCTCCATCGCCGCGAGGCGGCCGTCCTTGAGAGCTACCCGCAGGCTGATCGGCTGGTCGGCCATGGGGCACCTCCTAGGTCAGCGTCGGAACCACTTGGGGACGGCGTTGCCGAGCCATCGGGTGATCTGGCTGGCGGTGAGGCCAGCAGTGCGCGAGGACACGTAGTCGGCGAGGTTCTGCTCGTGCTGTGAGCGGATCTCCTGGGCGCGCTTGAGGACCGCGATCGCGATGCGAAGGTCCTCGGGTCCGTACCCCATGAACGTGAGCGGATCGAACCCGTGAAGGAGGGCGACGGCCGCGGTGTTGACGCGGTCGTCGCCCGTCAGTTTCCCTCGAATTCCTCGGTGCTCTCCTGGTCGGCATAGCCCGACCATTCGGTCACCTTGGCGGCCGTCGACAGGACGTCGCCGTCGGTGAGGTACAGGGCGCGGACGACGTCGGCGGCCCGGATGAGGTCCGGCTTGCCGAGGGCTTTGGCGAGGTCCTCGTCGAAGCGAAGCCACAGGTCCGGGTCGTCCTTCTCGATGGGACCGAAGATGCCGAGGCACGCGTTGGCGAGCACACCGGCGTTGGCACGGATGCTGACCTCGGGGTCCTTCGCCTTCTCGATCATCTTGGCGACGCGCTCAACTTCGGTGGCTGGGATCGGCTTGAACCGCACCCAGATCTCGTGGCTGTGCCGCGGCACCCGCAGGTCGATGTAGAGCTTCTCCTCGGCCTCCTCACGCGAACCACGAAGGGACGCGAGCAGCGAGCCCGGGGCGGCCTGCACCTCGTCGCTCATACCCAGGTCTCCATGGTCCCGACGAGCTCCCAGTCCTGCGGCTCGTTGCTGGAGGAGTCGATGTCGCCGTGGTGGGACTCCTTGAGGCGCCCGGTGCCGGTGCGGGGCTTGCCCCACACGTTGCCCTCCTCGTCGAGGGGCTGCACGTTGAGCACCAGTCGGCCGCCACCGACCTTCGTGTCGAGCCACCGGATCAGCTCGTGGTCGCGCTCCTTGTTGAAGCCGCGGCCGAAGGTGATGTCGCCGATCATGGGGCGGCCAGCGGTGACCTCCCAGCCGTCGGCAGTCCACCGTCCGGTGATGTCGGACGTGATGTCGCCGCCGGTCTTCGTGTTGAACCGCCCCAGGTCGCGGCCGTCGCACGAGGCGGTGACCTGGAACATGCTCTTGCTGCTGCTGGCCATGATGCTCATGCCCCCTGGTTCGTGGTGACGGTGACGTCGATGACGATCTTCTCGGTGTGGCCGGTGAACTTGACCTCGACGGCGGCGTGGAGCTCGCCGGCGGCGATCGTGGTGGGCGTGTTCACCGAGGTGGTGTCGACGTCGGTGTCGTCGCCCACGAGCGCTGGGTCGCTGCCCTGCGCGAACGGCTGGAGGTAGCCGAGGAGGTTGCCCGCGACCTGCGCGAAGAGCTTCCCCTGTGCGTCGATCTGCCGGAACAGGTACTGCTCCATGGCCTGCCGGATGCCCCAGTGCAGCAGGACGGCCATGCGACCCCAGTTGGCCTGCTTCCACGCCGGATCGCTCGACACCGCCACGAAGCCGTACAGCTGGACCTGGCCGCGGAGGTTCCGGAAGGCGCAGACTCCGGAGTCGTTGAGGGTGTCGCGGTCGGTCTCCGTGAAGGACTCGACGAGGCCGGTCGCTCCGGACACGTAGCCAGCGCCCCAGCCCTTGTCGCCGGCCGCGGCCGTGCCGGAGTGGCCGTAGTGGGCGTCGTTGCGGGCCAGGAGGCCAGCCGCGATGACCGACGGGGGAACGGTGCGCGTGGTGCCGCCGGCGACGGGGAAGATCGACCAGCCGGCGAGCATCATGGCGTACTGCGAGCCTGGGGCGGCGGCCTGTGCCGCGGCGAGGGTCTGCGCCGCGGCGGCGGTGGTTCCCGAGACGGTGTCGAGGAGCACCGTGCGGTAGTAGGTGTTCGCGTGCGCGATGAGGGCGCTGTGGGCCGCCGCGGTGGCGACTCCCGGGATGAACACCTGGCCAGGGCCGAAGTCGTTGGTGAGCTTGTTGAGCGCGGTCGTCCACTCCGTCTGGGTGACGTTCGAGGCGTCGACCGCGGCCGCGCGGAGCACAGTCACCTTCGGGGCACCCTGAGTCAGCGCGTCGGAGACGTACTGCGCGAAGGGTGCGGGCACGGCTGCGGCGGTTGCGTCGGCCATGCTGTAGCAGTCGACCGGGCTCGAGGGCCCGGTGGCGCCGGCGTACACCATGAAGGCGTTTCCGGTGTCGGATGTGTCGCCGCGACGCTGGATCGCGGCGACGACGTTGACGATGACCTGCGGTCGCGTCACGGCGGTTCTCCTTCTTGAAGGGGGTTGCTACTCGGTCGTCAGGGTGTGATCGACGGAGTTGACGACCGGCAGGGCGCCAGCCGGATCGGGGCCGAGGTCCACCTCGGCGGTGATGTCGAACGCGACCGCGCCGGCGGCGATCGTGCGCGCGGACTCGCGGCCCGGGATCAGGTCGTACTCCTCGCCGGACCACAGCAGCGTCTTGGCGACACCGCCGAGGCTCTTGTGCCGCAGCAGGGTCGTGCGGATCGCAGCGATCCGGTTCCGGATGCGGGCTTGGGTCTCGCTGTGGTTGCGGCCGCGCTCGTACATGCCGACTGGGACCCGCCAGACCGTGATCCATGAGTCGGAGTCGGCCTGGTAGATCGGCGGCGTCACGAGACCCGGGGCCACGATCGCGCCAGCGGGGAGTTCCGCCGCGGCGAGGGCCTGCACTGAGGGGAGTTGCTGCCAGGTCCGCACTGGTTCATACCCGGCGCCGGTGGTGAACCCGAGCGCGGTCATCACGTCGGGTAGGTACGTGGTCAGCGTCGACTCGACGGCCTGGCAGAGGTCGTCGACTGAGGTGATCGGCATCAGGCGCGCCCGGTGACGAGGTAGTTCCCAGCCTGGTCGCCCCAGCGGCCGATGGTCGAGAGGGCGGGCGCTGGCACGGGGTTGCGGCGGCGGCTCTGGAACCGGGCGTAGTCGGCGTCGCCGGCGTCGAGATAGACGTCGTCGCCGTCGATGTGGGCGCGAGTCAGCTGGTCCATCAGGTGCCCGGTGTCGATGAGGACTCGGCCCGAGTGCTTCAGCTTCTGCGTGACCGGTTCGTCGGCCTGCCACTGGCCGTGGCCGCTGGTCGCGAACTCGTCGCGCTCGTAGTCTTCGAGCGCCTTGCCGAGCAGCAGCAGCGCGCCGATCGGTCGCTCGAGGCGGCCGATGATCTGCTGCAGGTTCTCGACGGTGCTGCCGGTGTCGGCCTCGACGAGGAGCCTCACGAGCTGGCTCCGTAGCGATAGCCACGGCCGTAGTCTCGGACAGGGTCCGGGTAGCACTGAGGCGGCGGGAAGGTGCCACGGGGGCTGGCGACGCCCAGCACGACACCCGCGGCGCCGCCGTCGGCCGGGACCCCGCCGAGCTGCGCGAGGGTCGCCTTGAGGTCGGCTAGCGTCTCGAGGAACTTCTGGTGCAGGTGGTAGCCCCGGCCCGTGTCCCCGGGGGCCTGCTGCTCCGGGTAGGTCGCATACTCGATCTCGGAGGCCGTCTCGTAGGAGATCGCGTCGACAGCGAGGCTGCGGATGGGGCCAGCGACAGGGTCAGGCCCAACGAGGAGCACGACCCGGCCGGCGGCGTCGGTGACGCGGGCCTCGAACTTTGTGACCTCAGCCGGGACGCTCGCGTCGAGGATGTCGGGTTGACGCTCCTCGAGCAGCCCGGCAACCCGGTCCTGGGTCACCTCGGCGAGCATCCCGGACAAGGCCATCAGGACTCCTTGTGCTCCGCCTCGATGAGGCCCGTGAGCTTCTCGATGAGGCTCTTGCGTGGCCTGTCAGAGGCCTGCTCGAGCGCGAGGTAGGCCGCTGCTTCGTTGGCGTCGTCGCCGACGACCGCGAGGATCTCGTCGACGGTGGTCGGCTCGCCTGCGTCCTTCGTGTGGAGCAGCCCGGCGAGGGTGAGCCGCTCGACCTCGGCGGGGAGGGCGTCATCCGGGACGCCCTCCCCAGCCTCGATCTGTACGGCGCCGCTCTCCGTGCGGATCCACGTCGTGTCGGTCGCCGTGAGCATTAGGCCGTGGCCTTCTCGATGATCGCCTCGAGCTTCTCGACGAGGCCCTTGCGGGGCTTGTCCTTGGCAGTCTCGGCGTCGAGGTAGGCCGCAGCCTGCTCAGCGTCGTCACCGACCGCGGCGAGGATCTCGTCGACGGTGGTCGGCTCGCCCTGTGTGCCCTCCTCGGATGCCCCGAGCTCGACGAGGTGCCCGGCCTCGACCAGCCGTGCGAGGTCCTCGGGGTCCAGGGCGGCGCCGTTGACCGGCTGGTCCTTGTAGATGTACACCTGCCGGCCGCTGAGGTCCTTGGCGATGGTGAGGGCGGAGGCGGAGATGTAGACGCTCATCTCAGACCCCCGTGACGACGACCGCGGAGTTGGGCTCCTGGATCATCGGGACACCGGTCTTGCGGACCTGGATCTTCCAGCCGTCGTTCTCGTCGAGGCGGATCCGCTTCGACTCGATGTCCAGCGGGTTGGACGGGTCGCCCATGTAGCCGCCGCCGAGGTCCTCCCAGCCGATGGAGCCGAGGACCTTGGCGTCGGCCACCATGACCTTGATGCCGGAGGGCAGGTTCGTCGACTTCATCAGAGACAGGCCAGCGATCTCCAGGACGGTCCCGTTCTTGAGGATGTCCTGGTAGTCCATCGCGCCTGCGAAGGTCTTCGCGATGGAGCCGACGAGGCGGGCCCAGGAGATCGGCTCCGCGACGACGCTGTCCACCGAGTAGCCCTGGTTCAGCACGTCGACCTTCGCCCCGGAGAGCAGGAGGTCGGTGAACTGGTCAGCACCAGTCGTGTTCCACGCCGCGCCCGCGGCCTGGGTCTGCGTGACGGCTGTGCCGATCGCCGAGAGGCAGATCGAGTCGAAGCCGAACACGATGAAGTTGGCCAGCTTGATCAGCTTGCGCTGCAGCACGTCGAGGCGGTTGCGCGCCACGTCCTCGTCGGACACGAGCGACGCGTAGCCGCGCTTGAGGCTGGTCGCGATCGAGGTGGCCGCACCAGCCGTGTCGGTGAGCGGGTACTCACCGAGCTGGTCGATGATCTCGGCCGCGTCGTTGGCGAAGATCGACTCGCTAGTCTCGAACACCGCCGAACCGGTGCCGGTCAGGTTGACCCGGCCCGTGAGGAGGCGGCCCGCGACGAGGCGCTGCTGCACCAGCGTGCGGAGGGCCCGGTAGAGGACCACCGGGTTGTTCATCAGGTAGTCGACCGTGATCTGCCCGTTGCTGAGCGACGGGTTGGTCGAGTAGGTCTGGTTGCCAGTCATGTTCGTCGCCCTCTCAGCGGATGAACTTCGCGGCGAACTTCACGCCGGCGCCGGATGCGGCCTCGAGGGCGATGCCCACGAGGAGGTCAGCGGCGTCGGTGCCGGAGACCCAGGTGGTGACCTGGCCGGAGGCCGCGGTCTTGAGACGCGCACCGGCCGCGATGGCACCGGCAGCGGTCGGCCGCTGCAGGTCGTCCATGAACACGGTCACGGTCTCGCCGATGGCGGCGTCGCGAGCGGCGATGCCGGTCCAGGTGGCGTCGTTGGCACCGCAGACGGTGCCAGCGACGTTCACCATCAGGCCGCCGGTGATGGCGCCGGTGGCGACGACCTTCCAGGCGATGGCGTCGTCGGTCTTGGGCAGGTACTCAGCCACGGAGGGCCTCCTCACTGATGCCGAGACCGGCGGCGAAGCCGGAGACCGCGCCCTCCTTCATCTCGGGGGCGGGGTTCTCGAGCTCGCCGGCACGGCCGAGCTCGTCGACGGGGACCAGGCCGGGCGCGAGGGACGCCAGGAGCGTCTCGGTTCCGGCGGGGTCGGCGTCCCAGAGCGTCGCGAAGTGATCGCGCTGGGCGGGGGTGATGCGACCGGTGCGGATCGCGTTGGTGATGGCGTTGTCGCGGCGCTCGGTGAGCTGCTGCGCGCGCGCCTCGGCGCCCTGCGACGCCTGCGTGCGCAGCTGGTCGAGGACCTCGGTCGAGACGAGCGACATGCCCGCCGGAACCTCGGTCGTGGCGGCGGCGGGAGCCTCGGCGCGCTCTTCGAGGGCCTCGGAGAGCGCCGCCACGATGGTGGCCTCGTCCGCGGTCTCGGGAAGCCCGAGGTCCTGCCGCATGGTGTTCAGCTGCTCCGACGTGAACGTCATCGCGGCCTCCTCCTGCTGGTTGGTGGAACCCGACCGCGGACTTGCGCTCGGGGGCTGATGGGCGCCGTAGCGGCGCTGAAGGTGGGCCTCGGTGTCGTCGACGAGCGGCACGACGATGACCTCGTCGTCGTCCGCGTCGAGGTCCTCGCCTGGTGTGGCGGT